TTCGCCGGATGCAATTAGGTCATCGTTGCGGTCTGTCGCCGCAATGACCCCTGCGCCGAAGAATGTTCCGTACTTCACATTCATCCACGCCACCGGCTCCTGCGTGGTCGGTGCTGGTGGGTGGGCGTAGAGAGCAGAATCGTAGTGGCCGAAAGCGGCCATGTTTGACTTCCTTGTTCTTGCGCTTACGAATGACGCAGCGCCTTCTGGTGATACTGCCCATATCGCCCACGCCACCGGCTCTTGATCCATCGTCGCAGCGTATTCGCGCAGGGCAGCGGCGGCATTCGCGCAGTGTCCAAAGTAGCCACGCTCTAGGCTATCAGCCAGCGCCATCATTTCTTCGGTCTTGGTCATGGTGCTTCTCCTTCATGCTCGCATCCGGTCGATGCAGTTTTGTTGAAGTAGCGTCGCCATCAAAAGGCATTCCGTCAACGACGCTCCGTACAGGAATTCGTAACTACCATTTTCTATCCTGGCCGATACGAAACCAGTCACTGCACCAGCGTCTACAGCGTCGGCCAACTCATGCAGCCTAAGAGCCAAATCGCTAGGAGGTTTGACAAGTGGAATCAGCATGTCTTCTCCTTCTGTGCCTTGAGGTTCATAGTTCATCCAGTAGAGCGGGCCCGGCGCGGTAGACATGCCGACCCCGTGTGGTTGTCTCGATGCTGAGTACACCTTGCTGCACGCACGGCGCCAACATGTCCTTGACGTTGCTGTTGGCGATGCTGAACTTGTGCGCCATCTCGGTTTGAGTCAGCACAGTCTCGGGGTACAAAGCAAAAAACACGCAGATTCGCAGCTGCAGTCTCATTCGCTTTTAGAGAGTTCTGTGATCTCTCTCCTCAGTCGTTCAATACGGTTCACCAGCATGTGCTCCATCGCGAAGTAGTACTCACGCTTGCTGCAGTGGTCGAGATGCATGCGCTGGGCGTCCTCTAGTTCAGCAACGGCGATCTGCAGCGCGGTGGGGATGCGGGGTTTGAACAGGCGGATCAGATTCATAGCGCGCTCCATACAAACCAGACCATGAAGCCGATGAGGATCCACACCGCGATGCTGGTCACGGTGGTGTAGCCCAAGCTGGTGAAGAACGGGTCGTTCGGGCTCGGGCAATCGCGGCCCTGGTTGCACTCCCCATCGCAGCAACGTCGTCGATCGACGGGCGGGGTCGTGTGGATACGGGGGTCATCGGCTGTCATGGCGGTTCTCCTGGTTACAAACTGTTACACACTGGATTTTCGAAAAGTCGCCTCTGCGCGGCGGCGACTATGCCGCTTTCTTCCGGCACTGCCGTGCGAACTCGCAGGTGTGGCAGCCTGCATTCATGTCTTCGCGATGCAGTTCGATGCCCATGCGTTTCGCGGCCCGCTCGAGGCGGATAGCCATGTGTGCGCTGATGCCGCGGCGCCCCGCACTGGAGTGACGCAGCGATCCTTCGCTGCAGCCGGCGAGCGCAGCCAGGCGGCGGCGTTGTAGTGGGGTGAGGTCGATGAGTTTCATGGGAAAGGAATGTAGCACTTGTTCCAGAGTCACGCAACAGGTAGCATTGACATGCCTAGCATTGCAGTTGCCAGGCCGACCCGAAGCCTGTGCAGGGGGCGCCCAGCGCCGGTCACCAGGCCGACTGGCACCCGTAAGGTGCCACCCCCAAAAGAAAGTTGTTGACGGCCCCTTGGAGCATGTGGTACAACTTGCACCCAACAGAGCGGGAACCCTTTCTCAACCGTGCAAGGAGCACACCACATGCAAGTCGAAATGAAGTTCACCTTTACCAGCATGGAGCATGCGATCGCGTTCATGGAGGGCCGCGGCGCCAGCGCGGCACGCGATCCCGAGACTGCGAAGGACGCAGCCACCCCAAAGCCTGTGGAAGCGAAAAAGGCTGCGGCTACCCAGCCTACTGCGCCGGCCGCCGCTGCGCCCACGACGAAGCCCGCCAAGGATTCGGCGGCGTCCGCGGCCCCGGTGACGTATGAGAAGTCGGGCATCCCCGAGAAGATCGCGACGGCCGTCAGCCCGCTCATTGGCAAGCGCGCCGAAGTCATCGCGTTGCTGGCGAAGTTCGGCGCCAAGAAGGGCGGCGAGCTGAAGCCGGCGGACTTCCCGGCCTTCATCGAAGAGATCAACACGTTCTTGCCGGATCTCACCTGATCATGTCGGACTACACCGAACACGCTCGGCTGTCGCCGAGCGGCAGCAAGGGTTGGTTCGCGTGCGCCGGCAAAATCCGGATGGAGTCGACGATCGCCGACACGCCCAAGCCGTATGCCGATGCCGGCACAGCCATGCACGCTGTCGCAGCGTGGTGCCTGACCGAGCACTACCCGGCAGTCAAGCGGGTGGGCGATTCGATTCCCGTCCATTCGGAAAACGAAGAACCGCGCCTCGTCGGGTTCGACGAAGAGATGGCGGATCTCGTTCAGGGCTATGTCGACACCGTACGCCGGCTAGGTGTCGGCAACCAGCTACTGATCGAGCAGCGCGTGGACTTCAGCGAGTTCGTCGGTGAACCCGATCAGTTCGGCACGGCCGACGCGATCATTTACGACGACCGGGACGGCGAGTTGATGGTCATCGATCTCAAGACCGGTCACACGCCGGTCGAGGTGGACAACAACAGCCAGTTGATGATCTACGCGCTTGGTGCGTTGCGTCTGCTGCTGGATGGCGATCTCGCGGCGGACGCAACGACACCTTTCTTGTACGCGGAGCAGAAGGGCATCCTGTCGATCCGCTTGGGAATCTATCAGCCCAAGCTGCGGGAGGGCCTGGCAGAGTGGCGTTGCACGCTGGGGGATCTGATGGCCTTCACCGAGATGCTGCGCACCAAGGCAGCGATGGTGCGCGAGGCCGAGAAGGATGCCGAGTTCATGCCGGCGCAGCAGTGGCAGCACATCTACCTGAACCCGACCCCGAACGAGGTCGAGTGCGCGTTCTGCAAGGCGATGCCGACCTGCCCGGCGGCGGCCCGTGCGGTCGAGGAGTCTGTCGGCGCTGACTTCGAGGAGGTGATCGAAGGCCACGGTATCGAGGCACTGCCGACCAACCCCGACGATGTGCTCGGCAAGCAGATGGCCAGCGTCGGGTTCATCGAGGACTGGTGCCTCGCCGTGCGCGCGGAGGTCGAGCGCCGTCTGCTGACTGGCGGGGCAGTGCCGGGCTTCGGCCTCGAGCTGGGCCGCAAGCCGCCGCGCAAGTGGGGCGACCCAGCGACGGTCGAGGAGACGCTGCGGCACAAGTTCAAGGTCAACTACGAAGGCACCTACAACATGAAGTTGAAGTCGCCGACGCAGCTCGAGGCCTTGTGCGATCCGAAGAAGAATGAGAAGCCTGTTCTGGGGCCGCGCCAGTGGAAGGTAATGCAGGCCCTGATCACACAAGGCGACCCGTCGCCCAGCGTGAAGCCGGCCACCACCATCAAGAATCCGTACATCGTGCCAAAGCTGGACGAAGGTGCGTTCGCTGCAGTGCCCGAAGACTGCGATCTCGTTTAAACCATTGAAAGGTTAGTGCTATGGCTACGAAGTTGATGTTACCCCGGGTCCGTTGCTCCTTCCTCGTGCTCGGCGATCCCGAGGACTATCAAAGCAACAAGAAGTTCAGGTGGTCCGCGACCGCGCTGATCCCCTACGACAGCCCGCTGCGCAAGGAGGTCGAGGCCGCCATCATGGCGATGACCGTCGAGAAGTGGGGCCAGAAGGCGGCGCAGGTCTACGCGAACTGCATGGCTGATCCCAAGGGCACGTGCTGGCTCGACGGCAAGCGCAAGGAATACGAAGGCTACGAAGGCCACATGGCGCTCACGGCGCACAGGTATGCCGACAAGGGCCGACCGCTGGTGTACGACAAGGACAAGTCGCCCATCTACCGGGAGGACAACAGCCTGTACGAAGGCAAGGCCGGCAAGCTCTACAGCGGGTGCTTCGTGAACATGAACGTCGAGTTCTGGCCGCAGGAAAACACCAACGGCAAGGGCCTGCGCGCGACGTTGTTGGGCATCCAGAAGTACGGCGACGGCGATGCGTTCGGTGGCGGCTCGCGGCCCAGCTCGGACGACTTCGAGGAGATCACGGAAGGGGCCGACGCCGACGACCTGATCTGAAGCGGTGCCCGGCGGCTGCCGGGCATTTTGATGAGGGCGCTGGCGTGTCCAGCGGCGGGCGAGGTTGGTGGTTCTCCTCGTCCGCGTCGCAGTAACAGCGCCCTCTTCAAAATGAGCGAAATCTGGAAATCCGGAACCCGCAGTGAGAACATTTTGATGGACTTTCTTCCGGGTGGGAGTCGCGCTTGGCGTCTGAAAGAACAGCGGTATGCGTAATACGTGGGGGGATCTAGAAACTTTCAGCCCAACACCGCTCAAGGGTGGCACCCACAAGTACGCCGAGAAGGCTGAAGTCCTGCTCTGGTCGTGGGCCGACGAGGACGGGCCGATCTACGTGTGGGACGTTGTCAACGGCACGGTCAGCTTCCAAGACGAACTGAGCGGGTTGTGGCTTGCCGAACACTACGCGGGCTCGCATAATGTTCCGCTGCCCCTGTGGCGCATCCTTCACGATCCGCAGGCTCTGGTCTGGTTCCAGAATGGCGGTCAGTTCGACTTCACCGTCCTGCGGCACGCGATGCCCACACTGCTGGACTCGATTGACATCAGCCGCTGGCGCGACACGATGGTGCAGGCCTTCTCCCACGCGCTGCCAGGCGCGCTCGAGTCGCTGGGCAACGTGCTCAACGTGGTCGAGGACAAGCGCAAGTTCAAGAGCGGCAAGAAGCTGATCCAGTTGTTCTGCAAGCCGCAGCCTGACGGCTCGCGCTGCGGCAAGAAGTCGCACCCGAAGGAATGGCAGGAGTTCATCGAGTACGCCGGCGCCGACATCGCGATCATGCGCGAGGCGCACAGGCTGATGCCGAAGTGGAACTACCGCGGCAAGCAGGTCGACCTGTGGCACTACGACCTGCGCATCAACAACCGCGGCTTCGCAGTGGATGTCGAACTGGCCGAGGCCGCCGTCGCGATGGCTGCCAAGGTGCAGGACAAGCTCGCCAAGGACACGCAGGAACTGACCCACGACGAAGTGCACGCAGCAACCCAGCGGGATGCGCTGCTGGCGTACATCTTGACAGAGCATGGGGTGACCCTACCTGACATGCGCGCGAACACGTTGGAGCGCCGCCTGGGCGACCCCGACCTGCCGCAAGGTGTGCGCGATCTCATCGCCGTGCGGCTGCAGGCCAGCATGAACAGCGTCAGCAAGTTCAAGGCGCTGCTTAAGGGTGTGTCGAGTGACGGGCGCCTGCGCGGCACGCAGCAGTGGCGCGGCGCCGGCCGCACGGGCCGGTGGGCCCACCGCATGTTCCAGCCCGGCAACCTGCCGCGGCCCACGATGCCGCAGAGCATGATCGATCTGGGCGTCGAGCTGATCAAGGCCGGCGACAGCGAGGCGATCGAGCTCGCGCTGGGTAACCCGATGCAGGTGATGAGCAACGCCGTGCGCGGCGTGATCGTCGCCCCGCCGGGCAAGAAGCTGGCGATCGCCGATCTGTCCAACATCGAAGGGCGCGTCGCCGCGTGGCTGGCTGAAGAGGAGTGGAAGCTGCAGGCCTTCCGGGACTTCGACGCCGGCGCGGGCGTCGACCTCTACATCCTTGCCTACGCCAAGAGCTTCAACGTCGACCCGCTGTCGGTCCCGAAGAAAGGCAACGAGCGGCAGATAGGCAAGGTGGAAGAGCTGATGTTCCAGTACGGTGGGGGCGTCGGCGCTTGGCTGACCGGGGCTGCAACCTACGGCATCGATCTGGATGCGATGACGGCCGCCGTGCTGCCGGTGCTGCCTGAGTGGGCGGTGCTCGAGGCACGGTCCTTCTTGGACTATCTCTACAAGCCAGCACGAGCCGCCTATCTGAAGGACGACGATCTGGACAAGCTTGAAGCCAAGATGCTCAAGGCGCGCTACAACCTGCCAGAAGACACGTTCGTGGCCTGCGACGCGATCAAGCGGACGTGGCGCAGAGCGCACCCGAAGATCTCATCGTACTGGAAGGAACTCGAGGAGGCTGTTCGTCTCGCCATTCACAACCCCGGTGTCACACGAGACTGCCGCAAGATCAAGGTGCGCGTCGACGGCGCGTGGTTGCGCCTTGGTTTGCCCAGCGGACGAGCCCTATGCTACCCCTCGCCAGCGGTCGACGGTGATGGCCAGATCAGCTACACGGGGCACAACACCTATACCCGCCAGTGGGGCCGCGTGAAGACGTACGGGGGGAAGCTGTTCGAGAACATCACGCAGGCTGTCGCGTGCGACCAGTTCGCTGAGATCATCCCGCTGGCCGA